GGATAAACAAGATTTGGAAAACAGTGGCTCACTTCTTGAGCAAATAGTATCACTGGATTGGGCAAGCCCGACCGTGGCAGAGTGTAGTGCTTTTGGTATTGATGAATGCCATCTGCATAGTAGGATTTGTTTCCGGCCTGATAGTGTAGTTTGGATTATTGAAGGTAATGAACTTAGGGTTCTCAGTACTGATGAAGACCATACTGAGTTCTGGACATTATCATATAGATATGGGCAGGATAATAGTAATCCTGTTCCGAGATAAGGGGGTAGACAATTAGGAGTTTCTTCTCCACCTTTCAAGGGCGACGTGTATTAGGTTTGTCGACGTCCTAGCGATATATTATCGTGTAATACAAGGCCATGGATGCCCAACCATTATGACCCTTGATGTTTAGCATAATGGAGTGTGTCAAAAGCAGTGTCTACCTTAAATCATTGGCTGCAAATCCATGGAACACCTAACCGATTACTTTGAGTATTTATTAGTTGTTTTCAATACCTCAGGCTTTATTATTAAACTATAACCTTAACTCGCAGAAAGGAGTTAGCGATGTATTATTGGTACAATTTATCTTGCGGTAATGAGTCCATCATTCGCCCCTTTGCAGGGGATATCGTGACTATTTATGCTATGGATAAAACCATTGGTGCTATCCAAAACAAAATACAACGTCAGGCAAAAGCATGGCCTGATAAGTATAACCCCGATGATGTTTATGTAGTAAAAACCAAAAAAGATATGCGGTTCAAACTCCATGGTCATTATCAACTTATTAACGATAAATTACGGAGGGTATAATGGGTAGCTCTGGTGGGTTGAGTGATTCATACAAACAATTCCTTGATGAATTACGGGATAGTGGTGAAACCAATATGTTCGGGGCTACTATCTACCTTATGCAAGAGTTTGGTATAACCAAACATCTCGCAACCGATATTCTTAATACATGGATGAAGGAGTACAAAAAATGAGAATAGATTCTGAGGATTGGCGTTCAAGCGGTATACCCTTTCACGTGCAAGAAGATGGTTTTATCTTTGGAGAGTTTCACCGTGAAGAGTATGCAAAAATTTTCGCAAATGCTTTAATCAAGGATGGAAAAGCAGGGTCTCATTTAAGTATATGGGGACCCGATGGATGGGTGGAGTATGAAAATGATGACTAAACAACAGGTGCTTGAAAAGCTAACCGAGCTATATACTGTCTGCCATGATTCTAGTTCTAATATTGATGATGGATGGATGGGTATAGCTGGTGCAATATCAACCGCTGAAGATGTAGCTGAGCGGGAAATACGGTGGGAGAAAGAACATGGGTAAAGTCAAAGCAATGGCGATGGAAATGCAAGAAGAAGCACAATATCACTTTTTAGAAGGTGATACAGATGCCCGACAATGCGCCATGGAACTTTCTAAAGCAGGGATGGATCCTGATGAAATAGAAAGATGGATAGATGGAGCAACGGCTGAACGTGCCGATAATGTTATGAATAAATTGATGGAACGGATTAACCCTTGCATCGATCAATAAGATGTATAATGATAAAGGTACAAGAAAGAACTCTTGTGTATATCCTCCCTTAACTTGGCGGTCACTCCGGTGGCCGTCATTTTTATCGCGATGAACATAAAAGACCCACTTATACCTATCACACCTTATTATATAATTGTAGCCAATGGTGGCTATATCAATAAAAGGAGGCAGTATGATAATCTTTGGCCTTTTAGGTGTAGTATCTGTGCTCATAGTTCTGTGGATACTCAGCTAAACAAAATAGTCACATGGAGTACTTAATACTACTTCATGTGGCATCACGCTTTATTATATAATTATAGGCAGCGTGGCTGCTCAATCTTAACTGGAGGGTACAATGGGACTTGATCAATATGGTATGATTGGCTGCACAACCGAAAAACGTGTAGATGATGCTGGTAAAGAGTATACAGTAAAAATTGCAGATAACGATTTTTACTGGCGTAAACATTCTCGGCTCCAAGATTTTATGGAAAAACTGTGGGTTGAAAAAACTGGCAGACCAGCCGCTGAGCTAAATTGTAATGATATGGAGCTTACCGAAGGTGATGTAAATAAACTGGAGGGAGCCATTCATAATGGGTATGATAATAATGTCAGTGAAGGTGGGATGTTCTACGGTCACCAATTCCAAGATGACGCTGTAAAACATTACAGAAAAGATGATCTAGCTTTTATAGAGGCAGCAAAATCTGCCATCAAGGAGGGTAAACAAATCGTTTACTCTTGCTGGTGGTAGCTATGGAACTGCTCTGGGATATGATACCAGTATTGCTGGTAATTCTTTTTATCTAAATGAGCAAATAGGTGTTTACATATGACAATCTATTTGCTACTCTATATGTGTAGCAAGGTTGCTACTCACTCCAAGTTCGTAGAAAGGAACTTATCATGGCTAAATCAGCTAAAAAAGTCGTAGCTCAGGAAATCACTTTTCAGGGCATTAATTCTCTCCCCGAGGACCAGCGTAACATGGGCGTCACCGCTCAGGACATTTTTAAGTTTGTCCAAGAGCAAGCTGGCGGTAATCCAAATAATGTCGGTGTCCGGCCTACTGTTGATGTAGTTGGTACGCCTAATCCTTTTCCTTTTGAAAAGGCAAAAACATTGTTTGATGAGGTAGGCAATCCTAACCTCACCCTTCGTGGTAAGGTAGTATGGCAGTTGATCAACTCCGACCATGAGGGTCATGTGGTTACCTTAACCGATGTAGACTTAGCCCATAAGTCCATTAAAGCTCGTAAGTTCCATGCTCTGCTGGATGCGCTTAATGGCGGACAGTCACCATCAGCCAAGGCTACATGGGGTAAGAACTTCGTTGAGCTGTTCGTTATCCCAGCTTAATTTACCTAAATAACAAACAGAGGGTCATGGTCCACCGATCATGGCTCTCTTTGATATTGCGTCACTTTTATATATAGTACCGAAAATGAAATATAGAGTGATGTACTCTATCCGATATATGAATATACGTTATCTAGCTATACAAATATATCAAAGGGTTATACCTCTAAATCATATATTGTAGTCTAAACTTTAGACAGCTACGCGAGTTTCAACCGTTGGTTTTTTGAAATGACTCGATTTCTGTTTACCTTCCTATTATAGAAAAGTAATATGAGTCTTATGGCAAAGGCAAAGGTTACTCATAAAAACAGTTTGGATATTGTGGCTAATCCTCGGGTGGAAAAAGGGCTGACACCCATGCAGGAAAAGTTTGCAATGATCTATGCAACAGAAGAAGTTACGCAGACGGAAGCAGCACTCAGGGCAGGGTACGCTGAATCCAATGCACACTCTATCGCAAGCCATATGTTGAACGGACGTAACTACCCTCAGGTTTTGAACAGGGTATACGAAATAAAGAAAGAGCTACAACAGAAGTACGAGGTCACCTTTGAAAGCCATGTACAGAAGTTAGCACAACTCCGTGATGTAGCTATGCAGAATGGAAACTATGCGGCAGCAGTCTCAGCTGAAAAATCAAGAGGCCAAGCTGCTGGTCTTTACATTGACCGTAAAGAAATATTGCATGGTAAGATAGACCAAATGAGTAAAGAAGAAGTGCTTAGTGAAATTAAGCGGATACAGCAAGACTACCCAGCATTGGTAGAAGCGACCAGCCCTGTCATAGAGATGGACAAACTGGAGGTTTTACCCGATGGCAAAGAACCCTGAGTCTAAACTTTGGAAAGCCTTACGTGATGGAACCAGACCCCTTGGGGTACACTGGACTAGAATGGAGTCATGGGCAAGTCCAGGAGTGCCTGATGTCAATGGTTGCTTGAACGGCAAGGACTTCTGGGTAGAGTTAAAGATACTTGCGACAAAGTCTGACAAGAAGTTCCCCAAGTGGCGTCCTCATCAAATAGCATGGCAGACCTCAAGAACCTCTGTTGGTGGATGCGTTTGGAACTTGGTTCATCATCCTTCGTCAGGGCAGCTATTATTTATGGATGGCCGAAACCTGAGTAAGAGATTGATTGAGGGTGAGCCGTTGTATGATGACCGGATGGAGTGGCCGATAGACCGTGATGGATGGGCAAGAGTCCTCCGACGACTGATGATGAGCGACGACCGGATGGACATGGATGGATGGACGATGAAAGATGACGAATGATTCATATGTATATATACCATCACATATACTCAAACAAAACAGACCTCAAAAGACATCAGAGTTGGACATCTTAAGACGTCTCAGCGACCAAGTAGGACACTCAGCGATGTACCATGTGCTACCTTTTAATAGTTACTAATAATGGTAGCAGCTACAAAACGAGGTAAGTACAATGCTTTATATAATTGACCACCATAATAGCTTTACGACAAAACTGGCAGTAGGCCATACCGCTAGTATACAAGAGGTCGGCAACCTTATTGTAGGGTTACGGTTTTATCGTAATGTGTACATTAACTACCAAAGCGATAAGGAGCTCTTTGACGAGAACGATGCGCCAAGTTGGAGCAACCAAGACTGCATAATTTATTGGCACGATGACCGTGGTAATTGGAGCCAATTTGAGGAACGGCCTAATGACGGTTGGGCATGGTGCAGTTGCGACGAGCCAGACCTCATGCCGCATATGGCTATTGGTAATTGGACGTACCACGAAATAGGTTAACCCCAACGGTAGGGCGACTTCGGTTGCCCTACCAACCTTTTTGTAGCCGATGGATGGATGGATGGATGGATGGATGGATTGATCTATCTTTCCATCCGATCCTGGACGCGATCGCATCTATCATATACGTTGTCTTTAGAGATCAGGCCGCGATATTTTTGAGCACATTGCCGCTTGCCCGAGCGCGTTTTTGCTTTTAAGTATTTACACAACGCAACAAACAAAGGGTTTTATTATGGTTTATGTTTATATGTTTTTTTGCACGTTAAATATGTTGGCTGGCATTACGTTAATGTTTGCTGCTAGCGGTGCTTTTATATTGCCACCAATTTTTAGCCACCATTACATAAACGGTTTTATGTTTTGCATGGGGTTAGCATTGTTTGGTTTTGGTTATGCTAGTGCATGGCGGCACAAATGTTAGTGCTGCCAGCCTTGCTAGGCGTGGCGGTTGTGCTAGTGGTTTTATGGGTGTTAAATTAATTTGCATAAAAGTGCTTTTAGGGGTTTACACGCATATGCCACCTGTGGCATAAAATAGGTATAGCCGCTGCACAGGGTAGCGGTGTTAACTAAAAAGGGGTTTACCAATGGGTAACACAACAACACAGGCAGCGGCAGCCTTTACAGCCGCAAATTTGGGTAGCCAAGGCGTTTTTTGCAGCCTTGCTATTAAAGCGTTTATTACTGCCAATGGCATTGGTAATATTAACGTGCAGCTAACACCCGCCGCCGTGCAAGCTAATGCGCTTATGGGCGGTGCTAACTTTTGGCGTGCTATGCAGCCAGCTAACGGCAAGGCAATAGGCCACTTTGGGCAAATGCTTTGGGTAATGGTTAATGGTGGTTTACCAGCTAAATACTGGCAGCCAACCGCGCAAGGCTACATTGCACCAAAGCCTAAGTTTATTACTAGCTTTGGCTGGCTTAAAACTACAGTGCCAACTAAAGTGCCAGCCGCCGTGCCGTTGGCAATGGTTAACGCTATTGCTGCTAACAGTGGTAGCAGCGTTACTAGCAGCCTTAACCAAAACCCAATACTAAAGGCCATGGCGGGTGGTAGCAGCCCTAGCAGCATTGGCTGGGGCAACCCATTAGCACAACTGGTGGTGGCAAGCTAACCCCTAGCCGCCAAGTGCCAAAAGGTACTTGGCGGCACATTTGTTACAGTGTTGCACTTTTGCAACAGGGCAACCCCCCTAAACGAGGACGAGTGTGTACCAGCACAGCGCAGTACACGGTTCTGTCCAAATCGTTACCACTCTGAAAATTATGCAGCGTACCCCCACCCCCCTTTTTGAAACAATGATCGGAGAGTCTTGCGCTAAGAAAATTTTTATATTATTAAATAATTATGACAAATGCCCCAATGACTGTCCCCGAAGAAGTATTGAAGCAGTATGCGCGTTTGCTTGAGAAGCAGAAGCAGCACATCTCGAGTGATCACGCGAAGAAGGATTTTATGGCCTATTGTAAAACAGTATGGCCTGAGTTTATTGAGGGGAAGCACCATAAGATAATGGCGCAGAAGTTTAATGGTTTAGCTGATGGTAGTATTAAGCGGTTAATTGTGAATATGCCGCCTAGACATACGAAGTCAGAGTATGCCAGTTATTTATTGCCGAGTTATTTAATGGGGTTGAATCCAAAGTTAAAGATTATTCAAGCAACGCATACAGGTGAGTTAGCGGTGAGGTTTGGCCGAAAGGTGCGTAACCTTATGAATAGTACCGATTACTCTCTGGTCTTTCCAGATGTAAAATTACGGCAGGATAGTAGTGCGGCGGGTAGATGGGAGACACATGCTGGCGGTGAATATTTTGCGGCTGGTGTAGGTGGCGCGATTACAGGCCGTGGTGCGGATTTAATGATTATTGATGACCCGCACTCCGAACAAGATGCAATGTCACCAGCAGCATTAGAGAATGCCTATGAGTGGTATACATCTGGTCCACGGCAGAGACTTCAGCCTGGAGGAGCGATTGTAATTGTGATGACGCGTTGGTCAGAGATTGATTTGACTGGCAAATTATTAAAGCAACAGGCGCGAGATGTATTAGCTGACCAATGGGAAGTGGTGGAGTTCCCAGCATTATTAGAAGATGATAAGGTGCTATGGCCTGAGTTTTGGAAAAAAGAAGAATTATTAAAGGTGAAGGCTTCCTTATCGGTAGGTAAATGGGAAGCTCAATGGCAGCAGAACCCCACAAGTGAGACGACTGCTATTTTGAAGCGTGAGTGGTGGAATAAGTGGGAAAAAGAAGATATCCCTAAATTAAGTTATGTTATGCAGAGTTATGATACAGCATTTAGTAAAAAGGAGAATGCTGATTATAGTGCGATAACCACATGGGGTGTGTTTTATCCAGTGGAGGGAGAACCACCCAACATTATTCTAGTAGATGCGCGGAGAGGTAGATGGGATTTTCCTGATTTAAAGCGTATTGCAAAAGAAGAATATGATTATTGGGAGCCTGAATGTGTGATTATTGAGGCAAAAGCGACGGGTATGCCGCTGACGCAAGAATTGCGTAGTATGGGTATTCCTGTGCAGAATTATTCCCCGAGTAGAGGTAATGATAAATATACTCGAGTGAACTCCATTGCGCCAATCCTAGAAAGTGGGTTAGTATGGGCTCCAGATACTAGATGGGCAGAGGAAGTGATAGAAGAGTGTGCTTCATTTCCGGTTGGTGAAAATGATGATTTTGTTGATACAGTAACACAGGCTCTCCGACGTTTCCGCGAAGGTGGGTTTATACAGCACCCAGAGGATTATAACGACCATGTCGATGTACCGCCAAGAACGAACTCCTACTACGGATAGAATTGAGGAGTTGAAAAAACTCCTTGAGATTGTTCTAAATAGTTTAGAAGATAAGCCAGCCCCAATGCTCCGAGTTATACAGGGAGGTAAAACTGATGGCAAAACAACCTAGCCCTTATAATAATGTTGAGCGTGAATTTACATTGGTTGGTCAGCAATTAGAGTCAGACCCATTAGAAATAGAATTACCGACGACTGCCCCCGAACCTTCTTTTGATGGTATGGAAATGTCAACAATGGAAGATGGTTCAGTAGAGTTTGCCGAGCCTGATGCGGAAGATAAGGGTGAAGCTGCTTTTATGGATAACCTTGCTGAGTTTATCGATGAGGATGAACTTACAGGTATATCTAGTATGATACTTGAAAAAATAGAGGAAGATAAGAGTTCGCGTAATGAATGGTTAAATGTTTATACAAAAGGTTTAGATTTACTTGGTGTTAAGTATGAGAACCGTACAGAACCATTCCAAGGAGCTACTGGTGTTATACACCCAATGCTGAATGAAGCAGTTAGCCAATTCCAAAGCCAAGCCTATAAAGAATTATTGCCACCGAGTGGTCCTGTCCGCACACAAGTCTTGGGTGATACAACACCAGAATTAGAAAAACAGGCAGAACGTATAAAAACTGAGATGAATTATCAGATTTTGCATGTTATGGAAGAGTATGATTCTGAGTTTGACCAGATGTTATACTATTTGGGGCTATGTGGCAGTGCATTTAAGAAGGTTTACCCTGACCCGCAGCTTGGAAGACAGGTAAGTAAATTTGTACAAGCGGAAGATTTGCTAGTTCCATACAATGCTACTGATTTAGCTTCATGTGAACGTGTTACACACATCATTCGTATGTCCGAAAATGAGTTACGCAAGTTACAGGTGAATGGTTTCTACCGTGATTTAGAGATAAGTCCTGGAGAAGGTGAGTATGATGAGCTGAAAGAGGCTAAAGAAGAGCTTTCAGGCTTGGAACAATCAGGTTCATATGAAGAATTAACCCTTTATGAGTGCCATTGTTATTTAGATTTAGAAGATTTTGCGGATAAAGATGAAGAAGGTGAGCCAACAGGTATAAAACTGCCGTACATTGTGACGGTATCTTCTGATTCGGGTGAAGTTTTGTCTGTGTACCGTAATTATGCTGAAAATGATGCGTTTAAGCGGAAGAAACAATATTTTATTCATTATATGTTTACTCCTGGACTTGGATTCTATGGTAATGGCCTGATTCATTTACTTGGTAATCTATCACGCACAGCTACCGCTAATCTACGGCAGTTAATTGATGCTGGTACTTTATCAAATATGCCAGCCGGATTTAAAGCAAGAGGTTTACGCATACGAGATGATGACCAGCCACTTCAGCCTGGAGAATGGCGGGATGTCGATGTTGTTGGAACGGAGCTTCGCGGCTCACTCTTACCTCTGCCCTACAAAGAGCCGAGCGCGACTCTGTTTCAGCTGCTTGGTTTTGTAGTACAAGCGGCACAGAAATTTGTAGGCACAACAGATATAGGTACAGGTAATATTCAGAATACTGAGATGCCTGTAGGTACAACAGTTGCATTGATGGAACGTGGCAGTCGTATTATGTCTGCTGTGCATAAACGTTTGTACAATGCTATGAAGCAAGAATTTAAATTGCTTGCTGAAATAATTGGTACAGATGGCAGTGATTATTTGTACAACATCACAGGTAATCAGCAAGGTATGAAAGCACAGGATTTTGATGGTCGTGTGGATATTGTACCTGTGGCTAATCCTAATATTTTCAGTATGTCCCAGCGTGTAAGTTTAGCAGCAGAGCAATTAAAACTCGCACAAGCTAATCCACAAATGCATAATACATATGAAGCATATCGTAGGATGTATAGTGCTTTAGGTGTGGATAATATTGAGCAGATACTGACACCCCCACAACAGCCACAGCCTACAAATGCGATTACTGAAAATGGTCAATTGCAATTAGCTATGGCTGGTAGGCAACAATTAAAAGCTTTCCCAGAACAAAACCATGATGCACATATACAAACGCATTTAGCTTTTATGCAGAGTATGACAGTAAAAAGCAATCCTGCATCTATGCAGATTTTGCAAACACATATATTCGAGCATCTAAGTTTAAAAGGCCAAATTGTTGCACAACAAGAAATGCAAGCTATGCAGCAACAGGGACAAGAAATACCTCCTGAAATGATGCAAAATAGAATGGATGAAATAGAAGCTGAGCTGATGACTGCTTACTTACAAGAGGAAGCACAGGTTCTGGGTGCTCAAAGACAAGACCCATTAGTTGAATTAAAACAACAAGAGTTACAGTTAAAGCAACAAGACCAGATGCAAGATGCCCAACAAGAGCAAATGGAGCTTGAATTTAATAAGCGTAAGGCTCAAGAGCAAGCTGCCATCCAACGTGAGCGTATTGGCAGTACAGAAGATATAGCTGCTATGAGAGCACAGATAGCCCTACAACGCACAGCTAATAGAGGGGGTGGGTAATGCCTAGAGGTTTTGGGGGCGAAAACGAAGCAGGAAGAGCTAACGACCCATCGGGCATGTCTTTCGGTGGGGGTATGGATGAAGGCCAAAGCAGTGTAACCGCCGATACTTTTAGCGGTGGTGGCGGTGGTCGGCAAGATGGTCCAGGAGGCTCACAAGAAGAACAAGGTTATACAGCTTCTGGTAGAATGTCTGGTCCAGGAGCTGAAGCATATAATGCTGCTTTAGATGCAATATCTAAAGGTATGAATCCGTATGCTACTTCTACCCAAAATTATGTAGCTGGTCAATTAGGGGCTAGACCGCCAGCTAATATCCCAGGAATGTTTGGTTATGATACCAAAAAAGGTTTTGTTGAAAATGTAGCGAATATGGCTATTCCAGGACGAAATACACCATTAGGGGCGTTATCCGCGGTCGTTCCTGGAAGTGATACAGTAAAAGGTATAGTTGGATTAGCGAATACTATCGCGGGACGATTCGGTATTGGTTCTACAACAAATCCTGCATCAAAAAATACAGGTATAGCTTCAGGCAATACAATAGTGGGAAAAGATAGTATTATTGGTGAATATACAGGTCGTCCTGATGATGCTCCAATGCCTAGTGCGCCTTCCGGAAGAGCCCAAACTGAAACAGGGCAGTTTATGCAAGATAATTATACTGACCGTACTACTTCTGGTATGCCTTCAGGAACACAACAGACAGCCTTTACTTTAGATGATATAAGTAATTTCCAAATGCCGACTGTGAGTATACCCGATTTGCAATTAGCTCCCTCTCGCGGACCAGCAGTAAATGATGTGCTCGATAGATTAGGCTTACCTAGTAATGTAGATGTGCCTACCCCTTTCGGTGATGTGAATGTAGGTTTTCCAGATCGCAATCCTGTCACTCCAGGAAGTATAGATACATCTTTCCGTGCTTTAGGTGGTCCTTCTAGTGCTGACCAAGTAGCTGGGTTAGGATCGTTTTTTGAGAAAGCAAAAGAGTTAGGTGATGGGATTGTTGCAATTCCTGGAGGGTTTATGGATACTGAAACAGGTAAAACGTACAGTGGTACATACAATAAAGATGCAACCGCCCGAACCTTTACTGGAACAAAAGCTCCCAGCGGAGCATCACCTTTTACCTTTGAATCACTTTTACAAAACATAGGAAAATAAAATGACTGGAAAAAATACACGAGTAAAAGATATAAAAGAAAAATTAAGAGATGAAACCGATCCAGATATAATTGCAATACTGGAGTTTGATCTTGCAGAAGCTATGGGTAAAAAAGATGCAAAGTCTCCTGTACGACGCAGTAATGGGTCACCTAAAACTGGTGAAGTTGCTGGAAATCTTAATAAAACCGAACGTGATTTAATTGAAAGTTTGGGTCCGGTGAAGGGAAATCTGAGTATTGAAGAGTTGTTAGCTCTTGCTCGTGCTTCAATGAAAGGTAATCTAAACACAGAAGAACTTAAAACCCTTAAAAAGTCAGCTCCTAAAAAGAGAGTCAGGCGTAGTATGGGCTCACCTAGAACTGGTGAAGTTGCGAGTTCTGGTGTTCGGGGTGCGGGTGCAGCTATAAAAGGAACTAATTTTAAAGGCGTATTTTAGTGGCTCAGAAAAAGCTTCAAAAAGATAGTGCCTATCAGCATCTTGATACAAATAATGATGATACGCTTTGCGATGATGAAATTTCTATGGCTTTGGAGTTTAAACGCAGAGAGTTAGAAGATGCTGATGCACGTCGTGACAGTATGCGGTATATGACATGGTTTGCTTTATTTGGCACATTGAATTATCCCGCCGCTATATTGATCACTTCAATGCTTGGTTATGAAAATGCGGCAAAAATGATTACAGATATTGCGCCTACTTATTTTGTCGCGAACAGCGCACTTGTTGCAGCTTATTTTGGAGCAAATGCTTACGCAGATAAAAAGTCTAAAGAATGATTCATGCGTTTTTATTGGTAGTTATATTAGGCGGCAAAGTGCAAAGTCAAGATATGTATTTTAGATCAGTAGTTGATTGTAATTATTTTGCATCCCAGATAACTAAAAGATATGGTAATTACGGAAGTTTAAGTGGTGTCCCTGCCAAGCACAGAGCAACAGCTTATTGTAAACCTGTTAAGGTAGCTGCAAATAAGGAGTTATATTAATGTTTCAGGCACTCATAGGTCCAATAGCAAACCTAGCTGGTAGCTGGATGGACTCTAAATTTGAGCAAACTAAAGCTAAATGCGCAGTAGC